ATAGCAGCTGTGGCATTGGTCGGAATCTTTAGGGCTACCGCTGTGGCTTTGTTCATTGGCACTAGGTTCTGGTAACTGTCATTTAGCACTAGCGTGTAGTCATCTGTCTTATCGGCTTCAACGTCAAACGTTACTAGGCCGTTATACATAGCAGCTGAGAGAACGTCTCCGGTGCTTGCTGGAAATCCTGTTGCCATTTGTTACCCCTTAATATGTCATTACTGACGTGCCGATTATACCGTATAAAGAACTGCCTATGATGAAAGAATCGATGATTGGTTCAGATGTTACGAACGTGGTGTTCCAAGTTCCTGGAGTAATTTCATGGGTTACCCCCATGCATTGCAAAGTCTTGTCTATGACTGTGCCATCTTGCCCAACGTTCTTAACACGGATTGTGTCAAAGAAGTCAAGAGTTAAAGCTGCTGTTGTGCCAGCGGCGTAGTCGGCTGTGTTTAGATCAAGAGTAAGGGCATCAACCCGTAGAGTGGTCTCTGCCCGTGTCGCAGTATAAGCCTGGGCAATATCTAAAGCCTGTGCGTCTGTCTGGACTAGAAGGTCTGTAGCTGTGTAAGAGTGTGGGAAATACTTGATTTGGCTGGCTGTGTTGCTTGCAGTCTGGGCTGTGCCACCGGCACGCGTGATGCTGGTTGTGTTGATAATTAGTTTGTCATCTAGGGCAGTAACGATGTTGCGGTAGGAAATACCTGTGCCGTCATTGCTAAAGAATGTTGGATTAGCACCTGATTTGCTTTGAATGGTTGCTCTGCTTAGGAACTCAGCGTTCCCGGATGGCTTAATATAAAACGCACCTTGCTCTGAGAACTCCATGTTTTGAATAGCCTGGAGTGATGTCCGAGAAGTGCCAGGATCAGCCTGAACAGTTGTTGAACCTGCCTCTATCTCACGCATAGATGCAGGGAAGCCGATTGTGTCTAGGATGGCTGTAATGCGTGTGCCTGTAGTCTGGCCAGCAGTTCCACCTGTAACTGCGGTAACGCTCGACATGTTGAACAAGCGGAAAGCATCAGATAGTTCTATATCAACAAAACCTATGTTCTGTTCTTTGTCCCAGGTGTAGTTATAGGTAATTGTGTAGCCTGAGAATAAAAATTCGCCGTCAGCGGATATACGCACCTTGCGCAAAGGCACTAACTTGCCGAAATAAGGCGAAGCTGGATTGGTACTGTTCCAGTCTCCATTCGGATCAATAACTCTTATGGTGGCTGTGCCAGCCTGAAACTCTTCTTGAAGCAGGTTATACCCACGTCTAATTGAAACTCTATTGACTTGGTTTGATATGTCTATGGTGTCAGCCGCGGCATCTGCCAGCGTGTTGAACCCTAATACACCTTCACCAATTATGAACGGGTAGCCAAACACGGCACCAGAACTAAAGTCGAAAGTTACAACAAGTGTGGGTGTTGCCACTACAAACCGCCTGCAAAACTTTGGATAGTGCTGTAGTTGTTCTTGTTGCCATTGGCTGAGTTATTTACTGATGCCACGCCAATACCGAATTGAGCAGCTGATGGATCAATAACTATGCGAAGTTCATTAACAGCCGCGTTAGGATTGTTTGAAACGAAGCGGCCACTGCCAACAGTATTTGCTACTGCACTAGGCAGACCAAAGTCTGATGGAGCAGTAATTCCATCATAGGTTGTATATGATTTTGTTGATGTTGGTGTTGCAAGAGTAGGGATTGCAACCTTCTGTGCGCCTAACAAGGCAAGTTCATCTCTAAGGCTTTTAACGCCTTTGAGAGCCGCTTGTAAGGCATCTGTGAAGCCACCTAAAGGATTGGTTGCAGATAACTTTATTGCAGCGGCCTGAGTAGCCAATAACTGTTGCGCTAGGTTGCCAGCCTCAGTTGCATTGCCTAGAAGGATTGCTTGTTGGAGTTTCAGGCGTAGGGTCTCATCCTCAGTTACTTTGCCCATGAGCGCAGCTGTGTTCTGGATTAAATCCATGTTCATTACGGCTGAGGCTTTGTCTAAGACAGACTTAGCCTTAAGTAATGCTGTCTGGTCTTTGACTGCCTTTGTCTGCTTACCTGCTAATGCAGCAAGTTCCTTTTGACGTTTGACTGCCGCGGCATCTGCCTTTTGACGTGCCATAATAATTTTAGTTGCAGCAGGAGACATATCCGGCAAGTTGCCTGATCGTGGGTCATAAGGCGTATTAGGTTGTCTATTCTCCAGGAAATTACCCAAAGTTAGTTTGTCCGTCAGGCTAACAATTTTGCCGATAAAACCAGCCATGGTTCCAAGTCCAGCAACAATATCTGCCACGACCTTAGCCATCTTTTCTATGTTGCCTGTGGCTTTTTCAATACTGCCACCACCGAAGGCATCTGAAATAGCAGTAACTAGTCCAGCGCCAATAATCTCTTTAGCGTTATTTGATGCAATAGTAAGCGCATCCATCTTGCCAGCATAAGTCTCAGCGGCTAAGGCTGCCTGTCCGGTAAAAGTCTTGTTTAACTTGTCCTGAATTTCTTGGAATGACATTGTTGCAAGTTCAGCCTGGGTAAGTCCTAAATTGTATTTTCTAAGTCCTCTAAGGTTGCCTACGTAAGCCTGAGATAAGTCTTGAACAGTTGTGCTCAAATCAACACCTGCACCCGCTGCCGCGTTTAAGGCAGTAGTCATAATTTCTTTAGACTTGGTATATGACTGTGTAACTTGAACTAATCTAGCCATCGCAGGGCGTAGTAGATCATCAGCTACGGCGTAAGTTTTTTCTAATCCTTGGATAAAGTTTTCAACGTTGGTTGCTTCATAGGCTAAGCCTAAGTTGCTTACTGTCTGGGCTAATTGTCTGGCAGCTTTGTCATCTGCAACAAACGCTTTAAGTGATTGCTGACCATAAGCAAAAGCCTTCTGTGCGCCTAATAAGCCAACATAACCCTTAGCAAGAGACTTAACGCTGTTAGTTAGTTTCTGAGTGTCTGTTAGTGCCTTCTTAAAGGCTGGCTTGCCTTTGTATTCCGCACCAATACCAACTACTAGATCAACTTTGGCCATTACGCACCACGCCTATTCTTAAAGTTATTAGCTGCATTTTGCAAGGCTTTCATGACTGCTGCGGTTGCTCTGCCTTGATCTTTATTCCATGCTGCAAACATGGCGCGACCTTGCAATCTGCCTTCACCTGTCATTGGCCCTAAAGCCTGAGCAAAGTTTGGTCTGCTTGATTTCTTACCGCTTGGGGCACGAACACCGGCACGTTCATAGATTGCACCAATAGCAGACTTGTTACGAATAGAAGCTGCATAAGAGAAGCCACGATAGTTAGGCCTACTTGGGCTTGTGCTAAAAGTAATGCCACGTTTAGCAATCTTAGAATCCCATGTTGGGAATCTTGCTTCACTCATGGCTCTAGGCCGCCAGCCGGATAATGGGCTTATGGAAGGAACAAGATTTCTAGCGTTCTGCACAATTGGCTTTAATGCGGCAGCCATTTCCTTTTGTGTCTCTTTGGCTAGATCAGGTTCAAAGTTCTGGAGTGCGTAGCGAAGTTGCTTAACGCCGTTTAGCGTTGTTGCCATTGTTCATCTCCTTCGCCCTGTCCTTCATAGCCATTAAATACGTTTTGAACATTCGCACATCCATATCAATAAAGGATTGTGCAGGAATTCCCGTCTCTAGGCTCATTCTTGCGATGAGGTAGTGAAGGGAATCCCTAGTTAGTCCAAAGGGTCATCATCAAGAACTTCCACACGCACAAGCGAGTCCAGGAAATCTGCGCCGAAAGGTTTGACAGTTTCTCCCGATCTACGGATGCACTCCCAGGCTAACCAATAAACGTCAGACTGCTTCTCATCCTCACGGAAGGCTTTGTGCAAGCCTTTCTTTGCATAGATTTCAAAAGCGAATTCTATTGCTGGTGTAATTACGTGAGTGGTATCGCTACCATCCACCCTTACTATTCTTAACTTTGCCATGTTAGCCCTTTTCTTTTAGTTGTTTAGAATGTTCCTGTAGTTGCTAAAGCGGTTGTGCTGTTGCAAGTAAAGGTAATGTCGAACATTGCTTCGTCTGCCACTGCACCGTTGATGTCTGGAATGTTATCAACAAGGATTGTGCCTGTGTAAAGTTTGTTGGTTGCTGATACTGATGCAACCTTATCCTGAATTGCTGAAAACGCTACGGTTGTGCCGTATGCAGCTTGTAGAGTAGCAAGGACTGAGCCTGCTGCTGTGTCGTTCAAGAATGATACTGTGATGGTATCTGCTGAAAGTCCGGTGACGAACTTATGAGCTGTATCTCCCATAGCAGTTACTTCTAGTTGGTCTGCTTGGCGGTTAAGTGTAAAGGCTGTAACGTGATCTGATAGATCAACTGTTGCAATCTTTAAGCCAACTTTGTTGTTTAAGAAAATTGCCATTGTTTATTCCTCGTCTTTCTTGGCTGGTGCCTTTGGGGTGGATTCAATTTGACCAATCTTTTTCAGAAAAGCCAAATCCTCAGGTGTTAGATTATTGGTCATTTTTAACTCCAACTCGTAAGAATACTCACACGTATTTCCGTAGTGAGAAGGTCTCCAGCTGTTGTATCAACTGATACCCCAGACACAGAGCCAATATTATAGTTTAGTGATGACGCTGCTAGTTTAGTAAACACGTCAACAATAAATGTTTCCATGTCTTGCAAACTGCCCTGGTTGTCCAGGAGAGGTAAATAAAGTTTAAGTCTAAAGTTAGCCAAAGGTGCAACAGTTATATGTTGATTATTGCTTGGCACAATATAAGGATCATCAGGTTCTACAACCACGCTGTTGGCCAACGGGCTGGCAGGTGGAAAAGAAAATACCTGCCATACCGCTGGATTACTTAAAGCCGTTGCAATGGTAGAACGGAGAGTTGTGACGGCAACTGTCATCCGACTAGTCCACTAGGGTTTAAGTAATTCGCAATCAAACCTCTAACGCGTGCTAAAAGAGTATTGCCCATACGATATGGTGAAGGTGTAAAGCCATCCGGTGAAACGCCACCAGCATTTGAGAGTTGTCTTGATTGCCAGATGTCCACGGCAATTAAAAGTGATGCTTCCCTGATTTCCGGGATTGTTGCAAAGTCTATGTTAGTTGTTGCTGCTACTGTGGCAAAAGGTTGGATTGGGTTCTTTACTTGATCCGCGCCTGTGGCTGCGTAAGTAATTGAATAGTTGTAAGCCGTCAAGGAATAGTTCTGATAGTTAAGGGCAGATACCTGGACTGCGCCGTTAATCTCAGTAATTGTTTTAGTGCCGTTAAAAGGTGATCCGGCATTAGTAATAGTTACGCTCTGGCCAACATACATGCCGTGAGGTTGTTGAAAGTAAAGTGTTGCAAAGTTATCGGTAAGGCTTCTCGCGGCTGCATAATAGTTGTTAAACCATAGATGGCTTTTAATGATGTTCTCAGCAGCTTGTGCGCACTCTTCAACTACGTCATTGCTATAGAGAGAACCAATGCCTAGAACGCTGCGCAGTTCGGCCTGTGTTACGTATGTTGCTGGCATGATTTCCTCTCTAATTAAAATTGAAGGGGCTAAGGGCTACAAAGCCCCTTCAACACTATTGCTAAGTGTGGGTTATGCAACCATCCACTTGTATGCGCCTGTTGCAACCTTAGTTGCGATTGCGCCGTAGCCGTAATAAGCCACGTTGATTTGACCTGAAGCGATAACTGCTGCTTCTAGTTTGAATGTTGGTGATTCATACCATGTGTATGAGTCTGGGTTTACAACGATAATTGTTCCATCGCCTGTTCCTGAAAGGTTACGATCAACGTAAAGGTTAAGACCATTCACGTTACCCTTTAGAGATAGTGCAGAAACTGCCCCACCATTGTTCATTGGATTTGAAGCTGAATAGATGGCACGGTTTGTTGAGTCAACAAGACCCATGATTGCGCCCCATTGGTCAGCAGATACGATGATGTTTTGTGCAAAACCAAGTGTGTTTGCATAAACTGAAACTGCTGCATCTGATACGAAGTCAAGAAGGTTTGCTGCTGACATTGTGCGGTTTCCGCCGTCTGTCGCTGCTGCTGCAACTACTGTTGCAACGCGTGCATCTGTTGCCTTTGCGTATGCATATTCCATGTTTTTAACAAGTTCAGCGAAGAACGCTGGGCTTGAACGATCAAGGATTTCAACTGAGAATGTTTGTTGTCCAGCGAACTTCTGGACTGCTACTGAAAGATAAGCATCATTCAAATCTGTATCTGATGGTGCTGCTTCTTCAGCTGTAACTGCAACTGTTGGAACTTGTGAAATCTTTGGAATTTCAAAAGTCATACCAGCATCTGGAAGTGTGCCGCGTGAGATTGCGTCAATAAATGGGCGATCTGCGTTTGCAAGTGGGTTGATAACTTCTGTTAGTTGACGTGTTGGAACAAGTCCAGCGTTATCTGTTGTGTTTGCTGCTGCTAGGAGATATTGACGTGCATTGTCATCTCCGAGTTTTGCACGAACTGTGTTCTCAAGGAATTTTTCCTTTGTGAACTCAAGGCGTGGTGCAGCGTAAAATGCTGCTGTTACTGTTGGGCGTGAGGCTTCAACCGCAGGGGTTTCTACTACAGCCTCAGGTGCTACGGCATCTGGAGTATCCAAGATGGCCTCACTTTCTGATTGTGGGATTTCGGTTAGTGCTTCATCTTCGGTTTCTGCCGCTGATGCTGCAACGCTAGTTACTGCTGCTGAATCAAACGCAGCTGCTTGCACAAGACTTGTTTCAAATAGTCTTGCTGATTGAACATACAACACGCCGCCACGTGGTTGTGATGCTAGAACTTCGACTCCAACACTAAGCCCTGAACGAAGGCCGTCTGATGCTTCGATTAGTGAGTCTGTTCCGCGGCTAGTGTTGGAGACTTTGAAAGATGCGTAAACGCCATCTGATGTTTCATTGAAGGATACGGCTTTGCCGATTGGCTTCTTTGCATCGTGTTCTAAAAGTAATTTTGACTTGCCTGGTTCTGGCAGTTGGATTGAACCACGTTCAAACACAACTTTGCCAACTGATGTCTGGCCAATTTCGCCATCGTAAGGCACAATCTTGCCAGATATTAGTCTGCGGCCTTGATCGCACTCTATGTCGCTACTGAAGGTTAATTGCATCTGATGCACTTCCGTTCGGTGATAGTTCTTCCATTGCCATAGCATCCTGAACTGAAATGAGTCCAAGAGCCAACATTTTTTCTATTACTAACAAGCGTTCCATTGGATTGGCACGCAAGAAGCCTGAGTCTAGGTCGAAAGATATGTATTGAGTTGAAGGGGTTATGTCATTCATTGACAGACGCGCTTCGATTGCTGAGATATAAGGTTGCAAAGATAGAGACACGAATTGACGGCGTTCATCTTGCACGTTGGCATAAGTCATGCTGTTGTTCATGTCTGCTGAGATGTAATACGCAGGCACGTTCATTAAGCGAGCAATTTCAGTTGCCATGTATTGCTTGGCTTCATTTAGCATCATGTCTTTAGGTGAGAAAGATGCAGGTTGAAATTCTAATGTGCTTGTAAGGTAAGCAGTTGAGCGATTGTTACGAGCATTGCGCCATGCAGCTAGTAAGCCCTGGACTTCAGACTCTCCTAAATCAGCACCAGTGTTCTTTAATACACCAGATGGCATTGGAGTTGCTGCGGCTACTGAAGATGCACGATCTAAATCAAGAGCAGCAGTTAAAGTGCGTGCGCCTGTTTGCAATATGCCGTCAGTCATGCTTTGGAAAGTTACAAGCGAACCAATACCGGACATAGGGCGAACTGTGCCATCTACTTGGTAACCCTCAATGAGAGTATTTGTCTTGTTGTATTTAGGAATGACGCGAGAGTTAGCAACCCAGTTAAAACGAGCGGGATAACCATTGTCTGCATAAACTTCTGTAATTTCCCAATAAGCCACGCCAAAGAATAGAAGTGAATCTACTGTGTAAGCCATTGTTACTGCATAAGGTTGATTGTGTGATGGTTGTTCCATCCACGGCAGTTTAGGCAAGTCCTCATCGGTGCGCTTTAATTCTAAAGATATTTCCATCGCTGCGATTGTGTTGCATATTAAGTTACGGCAACGGCTAACAGCTGGAATAGACATCGCAGAGATGCGATCTATTGAAAGTAAGTTGTAAGGGATTTGGTATTGGTAAGTGTCGGACATTACCGGTGGTGCATATTGCGCTTCAATTATTGCTGGCTTGCTAAAGCGAGAGAATAAACCCATACACCAACCTTACCCTATTTGGCAAGTATTGTCTCATATATCGAGACATATATCAAACATATATTTGAGGTGTTGATTGTGGCTTAGTTAGGTAATGGACAATCATCGCTGAGCAGATTGCGCTAGTCACGTCTCCTGCTGACTTGCGTCTGACAATTCGCCATCCGGCATCATTAGTCTTTGCGCCTACTGAGAACCAAGATTCAGTCAGTTCTTTCTGGCCAGAGTGAACCAAGCGAACATTGACGAACGCATCTAATATCTCACCGCAAGCCTGGTAGAAGGATTGACCTGAGCAATCCTCTAACTTTTGACCTGATTGTTGCAATCTTTGAGCAATAGAAGCTGTGGCGTATTTGTCATACATAATTACACGCGGTTTGAACTTTTGCGCCCATGCGTGGACATCTGCCGCCATCTTTAGATCGTCAATAGCCACGTCGCTAGTCCAGAGTTGCATCAGCCCTAGTTCTATCTTTCCGGTAGCCTGATTTAACTTGCCAGCCAATAATGCACCGGATCGCTTTGATGGAGATACGTCTATGGCAAACACGATATTGCCGCCAGGAGTAATTTGGAGATTAGAGTCTGAAGTATCAGTAACCATTTGGGTTGTAAAAGGTGAGGTCATGCTATCTACCCATTGGCAAAGCATTTCAGTTCTTGTGTTGTTTATAGGGTTTGTTGCTACTGCTTCTTCCAGCGTCTCCTCGTCAATGAGGAAGCCCAAAGAAGGATTAGCCATAGCCCAGGCATTACGATCATCAATCTTGCAATGCGCCGGCGCAGAATACTCATACCAGCCAAGTGTAGGCGATGGATATGACAATGCACGTTCTCTTAAGTCATTTAACACGGTTGAGTAAGCATCGCCAGCGTTGCTGCAAACTAAAGTCTGCCCACCAGTAGCACGAGTAGTTGGTCTAGCCGCTTTCCAGCCTTCTTCAGATATTTCACGCAACTCATCTATGAATAAGAAGTTGGCAGTAAGTCCACGTGAGCCGTCTCGCGTTGCAGCTACAATCTGATAGCGATTGCCTTTAAGAGTTGTGATTGACTCCTGGCCGTTGGCATATCTAACTTGTTTAACTTGCGCTTTTAAGAACTCGTTATCTTCGATTGCGTTAGCAACTTGCCGGAAAGTATCTAAGGCCATATTTCGGTTTGATGACATACCAATGACCATTTTTGAGTCCCAAAGGAACAAGTGAGCCAATATAAGCATGCGGGCGATATGAGTTTTTCCATTTTGACGACTGCATAACAGGCTTAGGGTGCGTCTGCGAAATTCTCCCTTGCTGTCAATGCGCAGCATGTCCTCTAACACAAGATATTGCCATTCCAGCAATGGGAGTGAGATTTTTTCAGCTAGATCAGCAACTTCCTGGACACGGGAATCGCCTTTCAAAAAAGGTGTGTGAATACGCGGAGTTTTGTGGCCTATGAGCGGTTTTTTAGTTGCCCCAGTTTTACGCGGTTTTGCTTTGGTAGTCATCAGTTAATGGCTGGGTTGGTTTCGGTAACAAACGGGTTCTCAGGAATGACTGAGGCTGCTCTTGGAGAGAGATTGCCTTGAAAGACA